GACGGTTTTAGTGTTGAAGTGTCATTTGATGAATACGAAACATTGAAGGACGGAACGGTCAGAATTCTTGCGGGCGAATTGACTGGCGTTGCATTGACAAGCGAACCCGCAATTAGATCAGCACGCGTCGAATCAGTCGCCGCAACAACTGCTGACGAAAACGAAGTTTCAGATTCGACAATCGAACCTGAAGTCACACCAACAACAGAAGGAGACGAAGTGGACAACACCGTCGCACAAGCGGAAGCCGTTGAGACGGTCGAAGCCGCAAAGTCAGTAACTGCACAATCAAACAATGTAGGTGGCTGGAAAGCAACACCACGCATTGAAATCACTGCTGCAAAGTACCTAGAAAATAAGGTTCTCGCTGCAACAGGTGACGAATCAGCACGCCAATACGTTTTAGCAGCTGACAACACAACAGACAACGCAGGACTTGTTCCTACACGTCAGTTGACTGAAGTTATCAACGGACTAGGTACAAGAATTAGACCCAGCATTGATGCGATCAGTTCGGGGAGCCTCCCTGACGCTGGAATGACTTTTGAAATTCCAAAAATCACACAAATGCCAACAGTGGCAGTCACAGCCGAAGACGCAGCGTTTTCTGATACAGACCAAAATTCTGCGTTTTTGAGCGTTGACGTTAAGAAATTTGCGGGTCAGCAAAAATTTTCCGTAGAATTATTGACGAGGACTAGTCCTTTGTTCTACGACGAACTATTGCGCAACATGGGCGCGGCAATGGCTAAGGCACAAAATGCTTATGTCAACGGTTTGCTAATCTCAGGTGCAACACTTGACGGCACAACAGTTGCAACATACCCAACAGCAACTGAATTGCTTGGAATTATTTCACGCGGTTCAGCAAGCGTTTATGGCGCAACTGCTGGTCTTGCAAATCCATTTGCACGCAACCTAATCGCTTCAACTGGTCAGTGGGCAAACCTTATGACATTGAACGACGCTGGTCGCCCAATTTATTCACAGGTTACAAACCCAATGAACCAAGCAGGTCTTGCGGTTCCAACTTCGTTGACAGGTAATGTCGCGGGCTTGAACCTATTTGTTGACCCAACAAACGCAGGTGACGGCGACGGTACATTGCTGGTCGTTAACCCTGACGCTTACACATGGTATGAAGGTACTCAATACCAATTGCGCGCTGAATCAACTGCTGACGGTTCAATCACCGTTGGTATTTATTCATTTGGTGCATTGGCAACAAAGATCGCCGCGGGTGCGTTCAAGAACAACAAGGCTTAATCGCCAAAACTAATCATGCGGCGGGTTCTCCCGATCTCGCCGCAGCAGATCGAAAGGAACGGACATGCCAAGCATTGTGACTGCGAGCCAATTGCGTACGGTGCTTGGCGTGTCCGTCAGCCTTTACAGTGACAGTTATCTTGACGAAATAATTAACACGGCTGAAGCCGTAATTTTGCCAATGTTGGTTGCAAACACTTCAGCAGTTAACGCTTACAAATTAGAATCAAACGTCGCTTATTACTACACCCAGCGACCACATCATTTCGTGGCAGGTCAATCAGTCATTGTGTCTGGTTTGCCAGCACCATTTTCAGCAACCGTCACAGTCGTTGACGTTAAGGAATACCATTTTACCGCGGCGCGCACAAATGCCGACGTGACATTGCGCGAGATCATTCCAATGGGCAGTGCAACACTTTCGGGCTATTCAGCAGCTGACATTTATGCCAACAGTGCGCCAATCGAATCAGCAGTGTTGGCGGTTAGCGTTGAAGTATTCCAGTCACGCGTTGCGGCAGGTGGACAGATCGAGGGCGTGGACTTTGCTTCAACGCCATACCGAATGGGTCGAAGTCTGACAAATCGCGTATCGACTTTGCTAATGCCATTCCTGGACGTTGAAACCGTGGTGCAGTAATGCCCGCCAATTCAATTGCCGAAACCCGTTCAGCCTTAGCCAATGCCTTTTCGGGGTTAGCCGCCAACATTTATCCAAGCGTCCCCGAATCACCAATTCCACCCGCAATCGTGGTCGTACCTGATTCGCCTTATGGTGAGGTCGTTTTGATTGGTAAAGGCGCGGTCAAAATCAAATTAAATTTTGCAATCAGTGCAATTGTTGCTTCAAATAGCAACGCTGGGTCACTGGACAATCTGGAAAAACTCATAGTCGGAATTCTTGCGGCAATGCCCGCAGGATACGTTGTTGGCGCTATTGAAAAGCCAACAGTGTTGGAAGTAGGACAATCTCCAATGCTGGTTGCTGACATAAACGTTTCAACGTACTACACACAAACAACATAGGAGAATCATGCCAACGACAATCATCACAGGTCGCGATCTCGTCTTGACGATTGCGTCCACAAACTACGACGCACAGGCGACCAGTGCGACATTGACAAACTCACCAACGATCGAGACTTATCAAACACTTGACGGCAAGGCTTACAAGCGCATTGACGATCAGTGGACATTTGACGTTGAAATGCTTGCAGACTGGGGCGCAACATCATCATTGTGCGAGGCACTATGGGCAGCAGCTGAATCAGCACCAAACACAGCGCTGGCAGTATCATTGACCGCGGTGACTGGCGCAGTGTTTGCGTTCACAGTTATGCCAATTTATCCAAGCGTCGGCGGGTCAGCACCTGACGCGCAAACCGTTTCAATGTCATTTGTTGTCGTTAACAACGTCACTGAGACATTTAGTTAAACACCAACCAATCGGGAGAAAAAATGAAACTACCAATCACAATTGAATACAACAACGGCGACCAAATTACCTACACGGCTGCACCGCCTGAATGGGTAAAGTGGGAAAAACAAACGGGCAACACAATTGCCCAGGCTCAGGAAAAAATCGGCATTGCTGATCTTGTTTTCCTTGCTTATCACGCCATGAAAAGAGAAGCCGCTGGGAAACCAGTCAAGCCGATCGAAGCATGGACGGAAACCATTTCCGAAGTGATAGTTGGTGAGGCAAACCCAAAAGCCACCCAGTCGGAAGCCTAAGTCGAATCGTTTGGGAGATAGCCCTGGCAACGGGGCTATCGCCTAGCGAATTTGAATCAGCCGAGGACATTCTTACAATAATCGAAATTTTGGAAAGGCGGGCAAATGGCAACTGAGGCAATCAGTTACGACAAAGCCGAATTGCGCGCCATTCTCAAATCTTTCAAAGCAATGGACGAGGAAGCAACTCAGCAAGCCAAAAAACAAACGTCCGAACTTGCTGAGTACGTTCGCACAAAGATTATTGCGACGGCGAATCAATCCACTAACCGTGTCGCGCCTAAGATCGCCCAAGGTTCAAAGGTTTCCAAGTCCTCAAAGATCGGTGAAATTTCATTTGGTTTTGCTGCTCAAAAACTAAGCGGTGGCGGAACGACGCAACAGGTTTGGGGCGGGTACGAATTCGGTTCAAATAGATTTAAGCAATTTCCAGTGTGGTCAGGTCGTGAAGGTCGCGGGTCGCGCGGTTGGTTTATTTATCCAACCTTACGAAGCGCGCAACCTGAAATCATCAAAAAATGGGAAGAAGCGTTTTCCCAAATAGTTAGGAAATACGACTAATGGCTGGCAGTCGCACGCTTAAACTTTCCATTCTTGGCGACGTTGACAATCTCAACAAATCGCTCAAAACCGCGTCGGGTGACGTCGATTCATTTGGCGACAAGATTGGAAAAGCGGGCGTTGCAATTGGTAAAGCATTTGCCGCAGCTGCTGCCGCTGCTGGGGCTGCTGCAATCGCAATTGGTATTGAAGGCGTAAAGGCTGCAATTGCTGACGAAAAGGCACAAACACAATTGGCGTTGGCATTGGAAAACGCAACGGGCGCAACCCAAGCGCAGATCAAAGCAACCGAGGATTCCATTCTCAAAATGTCATTGGCAACGGGTGTTGCTGATGACGAATTGCGTCCAGCGCTCGGTCGACTGGTTAGATCGACGGGCGACACGGAAAAGGCGCAGCAATTACTTGCGCAAGCCCTAGACATAAGCGCAGCAACTGGAAAACCAGTTGAAGCCGTTGCCAACAGTTTAGCGAAAGCCTATGACGGCAATACCAGTGCCCTGGGTAAATTGGGCGTTGGCTTATCTACTGCCGAATTGAAAACAATGTCATTTGAGCAGGTTCAAGGTCGTTTGACACAATTATTCGGTGGCGCAGCTGCTGCAAATGCTGACACTTATGCGGGACGAATTGCACGCGTCAAGGTGGCATTTGATGAAGCAAAAGAAACCGTTGGTGTGGCATTGCTTCCAATTCTTGACAAATTATTAAAGTTTATTAACGAAAACGCATTGCCAGCGATCAATGCATTTTCAAACGCTTTTAGCCTCACGGAAAGTGACGGTTTTGGCAAAATTGTTAGTGACGTTGGCACGACATTGAAAAAGACGTTCACACCGATCATTGAAGGCGTGAAGTCGGTTTTTGAAAGCGTGAAAACTGCCGTTATGAATAGCAAGGACGAATTTGCTTCGTTTTGGGAAGTCGTCAAGTTTATTGCGCCATTGGTCGGAAAAGCAATTGGCGATTCATTGCGAATCATTGGCGACATTGCAGAAATAGTTATCACAATCATTGGCAAAGTATTGGGCGCAATCAAACCATTGTTGAATTTTGCAATTGACGGAATCAATGCAGTAATCAAGGGAATCAATCTCATCAAGCCAGGTGCAGACATTGGACTAATTCCAAAAATCGGCACGCCCGCAACTGGAACGGGTGCGCTTGGCAATTATTCAATGTCAACAGGTAGAACAATGACAACCCCAGCGGTAACCGCGCCAAGCGGTGGTTCGACATCTACGACTGGCGGGGCAAGTGCTGGCGGTGGACTTGCTGCGGTCGCAGCGTCAGCAGCTGCGGTTGCCAATAATGTCGTGTCAAGTAATTTTAACCCTGGAAGTTTCCGTGCGGCTGAAGCCGCTTCAATGGGTACGACGATCAATTTGACCGTAACAGGCGCATTTGATCGTGAAGGCACTGCGCGAACAATTGTTGAAACATTAAATGATTCGTTTTACCGCGGCACGGGTGGCGCAGGAAATCTACAAATAGCATGACGCAATGGAATCCTGTTTGGCTGGTCGAAATTGACGGCGTTGAATACACCGACGCGGTTTTGGCAAATTTAACGATTCGCAGTGGTCGAACAAACATTTACGAACAGGCGCAAGCGGGTTACGTCAATCTCCAATTGTTAGATGTCAATCAAACTGCAATTCCAGTTTCAATAAATTCATCAATCGGTGTTTCGATCAAAAACACGTCAGGCACATTTGTGGCAATTTTTGGCGGTAACGTCGTTGACATTGGTTTGGAAGTCCGCGACGTGGGAACAACCATGTTCACGCAGACTTATAACATCACGGCATTGGGCGCATTGTCACGTTTGCCAAAAGCGTTGACAAACGGGGTATTAGCAAAAAAATTCGACGGCGATCAAATTTATGACATTTTGAAAACCGTTTTGTTTGCTTCATGGGCTGAAGTCCCGGGCGCATTGACCTGGGCAACGTACGATCCAACGACAACATGGGCAAATGCTGGAAATAGTGGCTTGGGTCAAATCGATCGTCCAGGCAATTACGAATTGGCAGCACGATCGTCTGAACGCATTGACGTTTATTCATTGGTATCGGCATTGGCGACTTCAGGGCTTGGGTACATTTACGAGGACGCACAAGGTCGCATTGGTTATGCCGATTCAACACACCGAACCAATTACCTGGCAGCAAATGGTTATGTCGATCTTGACGCAAATCAAGCCCGAGCAGCTGGTTTAAGAATTCAAACGCGCGTGGGAGACGTTCGAAATTCTTTAACGATCAAATACGGGGCGACCAGTAGCAGCGAGCATTCAGCAACCGACACCGATTCAATTGCCCTTTATGGCACGCTCGCCCAAATTATTACGACGACTTTACACAATGGCGCTGACGCAACTGCCCAGGCTAATTTCTATTTATCCCTACGTGCGCAACCAAAACCAATTTTTAGCGAAATTTCGTTTGATTTGACAAACCCCGAAATTGACAATGCCGACCGCGACAAATTGTTAAACATTTTCATGGGTGAAGCGATTTCGCTGACCAATTTACCGCTGAACATGTCGTCAGGCACATTTCAAGGCTTTATCGAAGGCTGGTCATTTCAAGCCGCCTATAACCGTTTGAGCGTCACATTGTTATTGTCCCCATTGGCTTATTCATTGCAGGCAATGCGCTGGAATGACGTACCAATAACCGAAAAATGGAACACCGTGTCGCCGACATTGACGTGGGAATCTGCCACAATAGTGGCTTAGAAAAGGAGAAAAAATGGCAAACCCGACAACCAATTATGGCTTTGTGCTTCCAACGTCGACTGACTTGGTCACAGACCTTCCAGCCGATTTTGACGTGGCATTGCAAGGCGTTGACACACGACTAAAGGCATTGCAACCTGGCACGACGCTTGGCGATCTTGTTTATTCCTCAGCAACTGCAAACACAAACACTCGTTTGGGAATTGGAACTGCTGGTCAAGTTTTAGCAGTTTCGGGTGGCGGCGTTCCAGCATGGACAACAACGGCAGACGTAACGCCTTTAACAACAAAAGGCGATCTTTTTACATTTACTACCGTGGACGCACGTTTAGGGGTTGGTGCAAATGGCACAGTTCTAACCGCAGATTCAACCGAAGCCACAGGGTTAAAATGGGCGGCGGCTGCCGCAGGACCAACTGGATTCACATTGTTAAATGCAGGCGGCACAAATTTAACTGGTGCTGCAACAATAACTGTGTCTGGTATTTCAGTAAAAAAATTGATGATTATTGTAGACGGTGCTTCATCAGTGAGTGCAGGTTCTTTTTTCTCATTTAGATTAAATGGTGATACAGGATTAAATTACACGGTTGGTGGCGCAAGAATAGATTTTCCAAGCGCCTACGCTGCCTCAATGGGTGACACCTATACAGGTTATTCAGGTACGGACGGCATACTATTTGCTCGAATGTCTGGCGTTGCTGCAAGTGTTGCTGGTGGTTCATTATTTGTTGATATGACAGACACAAGTGGCTGGAAACCTTATTCTGTTATGGGTGGCGCAGATGCTTCTGGAAACAATAGTCAGCGATTGGTTTATGGACAAGGCATTTATGAAGCAAGTGCCGCAATCACTTCTGTTTCTGTTGTATCTGATACGGGTAATTTTGATGCTGGAAAAATCTATGTATTAGGAGCGAACTAATGATAATCATTGAAAAAAACATTGATCTTATAACTGGCGAAGAAACAATTACTGAGCGTGAAGAAACTGCTACTGAGACAGAAGCAAGATTGAAGCGTGAAACTGAAACGGCGGCGGAAGAAGCAGCGGCAGCAGAAAAGTCGACTGCAAAGGCTGCATTGCTTGCCAAATTGGGAATTACTGACAACGAAGCGAAATTGTTGTTGTCGTGACTTATCCTGACGGCACAAACGCACGATTGATCGAAGTCGCCGCAGCTGAAGTTGGCACAGTTGAGGAAGGCGACAACCTGACCAAATACGGCGAATTTACAAAGGCAAACGGTCTGCCGTGGTGCGGTTCATTTGTTAATTGGTGTGCAGCCCAGGCGAATGTCAAAATTCATTCAGTCGTTGGCACGGCGCAAGGCGCACATAAATTCAAAGAGATTCAACGTTGGTCAGGAATGCCGCAATTGGGTTACTTGGCATTTATGGACTTTCCACATGACGGCGTTGACCGCATTTCACACATTGGAATTGTTGTGGGACTTATCGATTCAAAGACTTGCGTGACGATCGAAGGCAACACCAGCGGGACAGGCGACCAGCGCAATGGCGGCATGGTCATGGTGAAGGTTCGGTCGTACGGTGAAGGCAAAGAAATCGTCGGTTTTGGCATTCCAAAATTTGTGCCCTACAAAGGTGAATTTCCAAAAATCGAAATACCAACAATGGCAGCGAAGCCAAAAAAGGAGACAAAAAAATGGTCGAAGCCAAAGCCCTGATCGCGTCGTGGGCGCGTTCATTTATGGCAGCAGCGCTCGCGCTTTACATGGCGGGTGTCACTGATCCAAAAACACTTGCAATGGCAGGGGTTGCAGCGGTTGCGCCAGTGATTTTGCGCTGGCTTAATCCAAACGACAAAGCCTTCGGTTCTACGGGGAAGTGAACCGCAGATTCGCAGCGGCTGGGTTGGTTTGGGCACTTGCACTAACCCAGTCCGCTTGCGGGTATCAGGGTTGGATACGTTATGAATGCCAAGAATTTGAAAACTGGTCAAAGCCGCAATGCCAGCCGCCGCAATGCGTCCCGACTGGAACATGCACTGACGACATACTTGGAATTGAATCGAGACAAACCCGCACGCCGTAAGACGCCCGAGGAAATTCACGCTCAACTGATTTTGATAATTGGCGCAACACTTGCCGCCGTTTTTCTCATAGTCACGTTGGGAATTACTTATGCCTTAATTTTTGTGACCCAACCAATTGGGGCGCAAGCGCCAAACGACGCTGCATTTATCGATCTATTAAAAACCCTGGCAATTTTCTTGACTGGTTCATTGGGTGGCGTACTTGCTGGCAATGGACTGAAATCAAAGCCGAAGCCGATCGACACGCCGACAAACACGCAAGGTTCTTGACCGCGCGCCAATCATGCGTCACCCTGAGTTTAGGTGGTAGTCCTACCGCCTAGAATCGGGAGAATTCAAAATGGTACTTGATCTACTTGACCCTGAGACATTGGGGCGTTTGGTGCTGGTCATCATTCTTATGGTCATTTCAGCTGCGGCAGGTTACGCAAAAGGCTTCAAAGAGGGTAAGCGCGAGGGCATTGCACGCCGCAAAGCAATGGTTCGTCACATGGCAAATAAGGCGGTCAACTAATGGGGTTCTTGGATAATTACGAGGCTTCACGCGAAAGACTTGAACGCTGGTTGGCTACATACCCAAACGGGCGAATTGAAACCCGCATTGTTGAATTCAGTGCAGAAAAGGGTTATGTCCTTGTCGAAGCAAAAGCCTTCAAAGGAAAGCCGCATGGCAGTAATTGGGACGAAGCACACGAAGTCGTGGAAATGCCTGACGGTATTGATTTCGCTTATGGCTATCAAGGCGCATACCAGCCAAACATGAAACGTTGGTTCGTCGAGGACACAGTTACTTCAGCGATCATGCGCGTTCAACAATTGGTCATGGGCGGTGCTGAACGAAGCACG